GCTCGCCGTCGCCGTCGAGATACAGGGTCGTCACCCGCATGCCGGCGGCCGGCGGGGTGATGGTCAGGGTCCCGTCGCTGGTGGTGGCGGCGGTGTAGATCTTGCGCACGTCGTCATCGGCCACCGTCACCGGGACTGTGGCGTCGCCGATATCGCCCAGGTCGTAGACTGGGATTACCAGGGTATCGGCCCCCACGAGCACCCGATTGTCGGCGTCTGGGGCCGCGGTGGCGGCATCGAGGGCGGCGCGCTCGTCGGTGGACAGGCTGCTGGCGGTATCCAGCCAGGGCAGGGAGTCTGAGCCGAGGGTGAGCGCATTGTCGTCATCTGCCGAGACGCCGGAGGAGCCCAGCGTCAGATCCACCCCGGAGTCGTCGGTAAAGACCAGGGTGGACGGCACGGTGTCCTGCACCCACAGATAGCCGTATCCGGCCGCAGGCGTGCTCTTGTGGTCCGCCCGCTCGCCTAAGACCAGGTCGCCCGCCAGTTGCAGCGAGCCCTCAAAGATGTTGGTGCTATCCGCCCCGGCGCTGTAGATGTTGTGGCTGGAGACGGTGCCGACATCGCTATGATCGCCGACGTAAAGTCCATACGCCGTAGTGGTTGGACCGATGCCACTGATGTCCGCTATACGGATTCCGTATGCATTTTCGGTATAGGCATTTGGGTACGACGCGATGTCCAACCCGATTTGGTCCGTGACCCAACCGGACGAGTTGACGTAACTCAACGTAGAGATTTCCGCTCCGACGAGGCTGGTGGCCCGGCCGCCAAATGTCAGGAAGGCCGCGGATTTGAATCCCTGGACGGTATGCGCTAGGCCGCTCCCGGCATGGTTGGCACTGCTGAGAAACCCGCGCACTGCATTGATGTCGCCGGTAGATGTGTTGGTCGCTTGTGCAGAAAACTGGCCGGCGTTAATTGCGGCGGGTAGCGCACCGGTCCTAGTGTCGTTGGCCACGATGGTGGTAAATGCCGCTGTCGCCGGGGTGGTACTGCCGATGGCCGGCGGCGCTGCGAGCCTGGCATCGACCCCCTGCCGCACCAGCAGCGGGCTCATGGCCCGCAGCGCCGACTCGGTACCGGCGGCCATCTCTCCCTGGGTCGCCGTCAAGGGCGGCGTCACCCACTCCCAGGACTCCTCGCCCGCCGCGGTGGCCAGCACCTGCCCGGCGGTGCCCAGCGCGCTGGGGCCATCCGTCAGGCAGGCCAGAGTCGTGCAGCCCCCTGCCTCGGCCTCGGCCCAGGTGGCCGCCAGATCGGCATCGAGGACCAGCGACCACCCCTCTTCGGCGCCGGTGGTACTCGGCAGCAGCGCCCCCCCCCCGATGTCCGCCGCCACCAAGATGCGGTTGTCGGCATCCGGCGGCGAGGTCGCGGCATTGAGCGCCGCGCGCTCGTCGCTGGTCAGCAAGCGCCCGCCGATGAGGCTCGCGGGGTCGATGGGCGTCAGTGCCGACCAACTGGGCGGCTCGATGGCGCCAGCGCCGATCAGATCGGTCAGCTCCACCGTACCCGCCGAAGCAGTGACCTGGACGTCGTAGCAGACCGGGAGCGCGGCATAACAGATCCGATACCAGGTCGCCCCGCCGCCTGGCAGGACCATCGCCGCGGTGGGAATCAGGGCCACCGTCGCACCGCCCGCGCTCGACACATCGATGGTGCGGTACTCCGTCACGAGCCCGCTGCCATGGAGGGCTACGACTGGCTTTTGGGCGCCGTCGAGCAGCGTAATCGCGACCGTGCTCGACAGGATGCTCCCGTCGCCGTCGAGCTGCGGCGGCAGATGCACCAGGGTGGCGTCCGCGGCGGGCGAGGTAGCCCCCAGCAGGGCGGTCAGCTCGTGGGTGCCAGTGTCAGGGACCTGAAACAGGAAACTCGCTGGTCGGTCGGCATAGCTCACCCGGTACCAGGTGGCCTTACCCCCGGGCACCGCGAGAGCGGCGGTCGGCGCCAGCGTCACCGTCGCCCCGTCCGCATCCGACACGTCGATGCGGCGGTACTCCGTCGCCAGGCCAGTGCCGTTGATGGCCACCACCTTGCGTCCGCTGGCGCTGACCAGCGTGATAGACGCCGTAGTGGACAGGATCGCCCCAGACCCATCGACCTGCGGAGGCAGGCGGACCTGGGTGGCACCGGCCTGGGCGGCCAGCGCCAGGAGCGCGCAAGCGAGGATCATGCGGTTCATGTCCACAGGGTGCCGGCCAACGCCCGATCGCGCGAGCAACACGGGTTTCCAGTGCCGCCCTGGCAAGCCGCCTGATTGGCCGCTGGAGGCGGCGCCGGCTTAGGGGCTGGGATGGCCTCCGCGAACCCTGCCGCCGCGTTGCGCAACGTTGCGCAACGCCCTTCCGGGCCGCTCACGCTGGCCGGTCGAGGTGGTCCTGCAAGATCTCGCGGATGCGGGCCCGATCGGCGTCGGAAATGCCGAGGAACGGGCGCGCCGGGATGTCGCCCCAGAGGTGCGGCCACTGCGCCCGGGTGCCGCCGAACTGCTGCATGGCGCCATAGAAGCGATTGGAGCCGACGGCGACGGCGCGCCCGCCGTCCTGGAGCTGGTACTCGATGGTATCGCCCAGATAGCCGTGATCGGTGAGGACCTTCTTGCCCAGCACGCGGCGGATACCCTGCTTGCTGAGCTTGCCCTTCTTGGTATAGGTGCCCTTGGCGCCGCGGTCGGTGTAGCGCTCGATGGTCACGCGGCTGTTCGGCGCCCAGGGCGTCCCATCGGGAGCCGTTTCGGTGCCAAAGCGCTTCTTGGTGCTGGCGGTCAGCACCTCGCCGATCTCGCGCATGGCGGGCGTGGGGTCGGCCAGGGCCTGGCGCAGGTTGGCGAGGCCCTGGAGGGCCGAGGCCGCGTCGATGGTCAGGGTGATGTTGGCGCCGGCCATCAGCAGGTTTCCGACGCGATCGTCAGGCCGGGGGCCCGTACCGATAGACAGGCAGCACCAAATCCGGATGCGCCTCGAACCACGCGATCTGTTCCACCACGGCCGCGTAAGCCTTGGCCCAGACCGGATCATCTGGGGCAGGTGCTGCCTGGAGCTTTGCGAGGTGGTCTTTCCAGGCCGCAGGGCCAGCAGCCAGTTCGGGCAGGTTGAGTGCGATGGCTGGGTTCATGGTCTTTGGGTCCTGCCGATGGCGGCGACGATGGCGTCCACAATCGTTTGTGCCTCCTGCGCCTGCGCCCGCAGGACAGCGGCTCGGGCCGCATCGAGGCGGTAGCTATAGCGGATGACGCCGGCAGAGTGTAACGCAAGTGCGACCAGGTGCTGCTCCAAGCCCGCAAAGACGACGCCCCTGATGGCGGCGTCCCGCAGAGGCTTGATCAGGCCGTCGGTGGCGGCCTGGATCAGATCGCGGTCCACCGCACCGCCCGGGCGTGTCGCAGCGAATGCTGACCCGTCGTGCCCATGCGCCACGACCTCCGCCAGCCCAGGATACTGGGCCAAACGGGACAGGTCGTGGGGCGACAGCGGCAAGCTGTCCGGGTGGTTGTGATGGATGACGATCTGGGCCTTCGGGTCGGCAGCGGCCGAGGTGACCGCCGCAGGAATGGCCACCTCTTCACCAGTCGGCCCGACCGCACGCCCCAGCTCGCGGCCGTCACGGCGATCGTAGGCAAGCAGGTGCTCGACCTGCTTGACCCGCCCCTGGCCGAGGACCCACTGCCGGGCGTCCCGTGCCAGCTTGGCCACGAGGCGGTCGCGGATCTCAGGCCCGACGACACGGGGGGCTGTAACCTGACCCGGTCCAGGGCCGGACAAAGGCGGGTCCATGCGTGCCCCGCCGCTGGCAAGACGGTCAAGATCCGCCTCCAGCGCTTGGCGGATCGGCTCAGGGTAGCGCTGCGCCTTCTCCGCCAGCTCGGCGGCCAGGTCGCGGGTCGCCCCTGGCGTGTGGTCCCAGCCGCGGTCGATGCCCACCGGCGCCCCGGTCTTCGGGTCGATGGGGCTGGGCGGGGCCTGGTCCGGCCCGTCACGCCCCTCGCGCTGGAGGTCGCGCTCGGCCAGGGACTCGACCCAACAGCGACAACCCCAGCCGTTGGGCGGCAGGTGGGTCTGCCACCAAGGATCGTCAGCCGCGAGGATCAGCCCGTCCCACGCGAGGTGCTCAGGCCTGGGGGTGAGGACGGTATCGTTGTGGTGGTAGCGCAGATAGGGGCGGTCCTTGGCCACAGCCCGCATCTGGTCATAGCGCCCGGCGGCGTAGGCCGTGCGCAGGTTGGTGCCGTAGATCACCTCGGTGCGCCAGGCGATGCCGCCGGGGGTGTCGGAACCGGTGAAGTCCTCCCAGCCGTGTTTGGCGACGGCCTTGTCGAAGTCCTTGCGGAACTCGGCCAGCGTTGCGCCCTCCGCAATGCCTTTGCGCACCGCCTCATGCAGGTCCTTGAGCAGGTCGGCCTTGGTGGCACCGGCCACGGTGAAGTATTGATCGTGCGCCTGGCCGGCGATGTCGTCCCAATGCTGGGTCGGCAGATCGATCTTGCGGCGCAGGTATTCGATGGCCTCAGGGAAGGGGAGGTCGCCGTACTTGACAGCCATGGGTCAGGCCTCTTCGCGGCCGGAGGCGGGCGCGGATGCGCTCTGGCCATCCACGGTAGGCGCTGGCTCGCAGCGACAGGCAGCGTCGCCGGGCTCGGCGCGCAGGCGACACGTCGGGGGCTGGCAAGGGCAGCGGTAGACCTGGAGGTGGCGGCAGCCGGCGCAGGCGGTGCGGTCGGGTGCAGGGACCGCACCCGCGTTCGGCCCGCCGGGAGCCTGGCCGGACGAGGTGGTCACGCAGGCCCTCCCGCGCGGCGCGCCTGGTGCTCGAGACACAGGGCCTTGGCCTCCGCGGCGCTGGTGCGGATGCCAAGCAGCTCGGCCGGGCGGCTGGTCTCGCGCGGCTGGTCCAAGAGGTTTGGGCCAAACCAGGCGCTGAAGCGGTCCACCAGGGTATGGGTGGCCAGGTCCAGGATGGTGGCGCGACTGACGGCGTAGTCGGCGCCGACGGCGGCGATGGAATGTTCTGAGGACTTGCGCCAGCGCACGGCGGTCACCGCCAGTTGCCCCGCGGGCGGGGCTGGTGGTTGGCCGGCGCCGGCTTGGCGGCCGGGCTGCGGTCAGGGATACAGCGGGGCTCGCCGTAGTACGTGTTGCGGGCGCAGGTGGGGCGCCCGGGCGCGCCCGAGGCGACCAGATGCCGGCAGCCGGCGCAGGGGTCGCGGTCGCTCATGATGGCGCCCGTGCCGTCCAGGGGGCGTCGAACAGGGCCCGCTCGCGGGCGCGACGGGTCACCAAGCCCTTGAGGGTCTTGCCCCCGGCCTTGACGTAGAGGCCAAAGGCCGCGGAGGCTTTGGCTAAATCGCGGGTATAGAGGTGCTTCAGCAGGCTGGACGTGGCGAAGTTGCCCAGCCCGATGTTATAGGCGAGGCTCACGAGGGCGCCGAATTGGTTTGGGTTGAGGTATGGCGGCAACGGCAGCAGGGCGTAAAGGCCGCTGGCAAAGGCGTCGATGTCGGCGACAAACAGGGCCTCCGCGGTCTCCTTGGTGATAGCCATGCCTTTACCGATAGGCTTGCCGTGCACCGGGCCGGTGTGCCCATAGCCGATGGTCCAGACGCCGGCGGGGCAACGATAGGCCCGCAGGCGTAGCCCTTCGGCCTCGCGGATCAGGCGCAGCGCGGCCTCTGGGATGCGCATGGGCTGGCGGTCAGCCGGCATCGGCGATCTCGTCCAGCACGTCAGCCCGCCCGGCCAGGCGCGCCACCAGGGCGGCCTGGGTGAGGGTCTCGGCGAGGGGGCCGGCGTCGAGGTCGGGGTAGGCGGTCTCCAGCATGGCCAGGGCCTCCTCCATGGTGTCGGCGGCGGCGAGCATGCTGCGGACCTGCTCGATCATGGCGCGGACCTGGGGCTGGGCCTCGGCGCGCAGGCGCCCCAGGAGCGCTTGGGATGGGGCTGGGGCGGCCTTTGGGTCGGCCTGGCGGTTGAGGTTGACGCCCGGCGGGACGCCGGGGGACCCAGTTGCCGGCAGGATGCCGGCGCTCCCAGGTGGGCCGCCGGCGCTCCCGGTTGTGGGTGCGCCAAGAACCTCGGCGCCGTGGGCCGGGTCGGCCAGGCCGAGCTTGTCGCGGATGACGCTGGCCTCGACGCGCAGGCCCAGGGGGACCAGGGCGGCCAGGGCATCGCTTAGGGCCTGAATGTCCTCCGGTTCCTGGGCCTGGATAAGGACGCGCGGGGCGTCCTCGGGGTCCAGGGCGCCGTGATTCAGGGCCAGATAGGCGCCGACCAGGTCACGGTTGAGGGTGTCGGCCAGCTCCTCGGCGTCGGCGTCGCGGATGTCGTCGCGCACCTCGTCCTGGGCCTGATTGCCCCCCAGTGCGCCGGGGGTGCCGTCGGCACTCGCGGTCTGGCCCAGCACCAGCTTGCTCAACTGGCTGTCGGCCCAGCCGGCCAGGGTCGCGAAGACCTCAGAGCTTGAGGACTTAGCGGCCTCCACAAAGTCAATGCTCATCGACTCAGGGATAGCGGCGGCGGCATCGGTGCCGAGGTTGGCCACCGCCGACACCAGGGTAGCGATGTCCTCCTCGCTCGCCCCGGCGCCCCACTTGCCGACCCGCAGCGGCATGCCATAGACCTCGGCGAAGGCCAGCCAGTCCTTGAGGGTGTAGCTCTTGGCCATGTAGGCGATGCAGGCGACCCGGGCGAGCCCGGCGCCGAGCGGCAGGCCGCTCATCAGCTCCGGCTCGTGCACCAGGTAGCGGTAGGGCGGCAGGGGCAGGCCCTCGATCGGGGCGCTGTCGTCCAGCAGGCGCAAGCTGCGGCCGGTGGCACGGTCATAGCGGAACCAGCGGGGGTCGATCCACTGGTAGCCGCGGATGCGCTCGCCCGTCACCGGGTCGGTGCGATCGCGCGGGAGCCAGGGGCTGCGGCGCGTGTCCCACCGCACCTCGATGGCGGCGTACCCCTTGCCCAGCCCGTCGAGGGCGTGCCCCAGCATGCCGCGGAAGCCGGGGGCACGCAGCAAGGCGCGCACCTCGTCGGCCAGGGCCTGATCCGCCGCCGCATCGCTGGCGGCCTCGACGGTGACGGGCAGTCGGGTGACGGCCCGCTTGCGGGTGCCGAGCACCGAGCGATAGTGGGCCTCGCGCTGCTCCATCTCCATGGCCAGGCGCAGATAGGACCGTCCGTCGCCGAGGTCGGCCTGACGCAGGATGCCGGCCAGGGTCTCGGGGGTGAGTCCGGAGGCGACGCTGGCGGCGTCCCAGACCTGGCGCACACCGGTCAGCGTCGGCAGGGCATAGGGCCTGCTGAGGTGGCTCGCCTGGGATGCGCCGCGCAGTGGGCGGCCACGGGGGTCGATCAGTTGGGGCATGGTGCCTGCTCCTGTGGGGCGGCGCCCTGGGCTGGGAGGTAGACCTCGATGACCGCCTTGCGCAGCCCCAGCAGGGCCAGGAGCTTGCCGCTCGGGGCCTTGTCGGTGGTAGCGCAGCGGTGGACATACTGGACGCTGACACCCAGCTCGCGCGCGAGGGCCGCGAAGCCGCCGGCGCGATCGACCTCGGCGAGCACCAGGCGGCGCACGTCGGCGACGCTCAGGTAGAGGAGGCTGGCGTGGGTCACAGGAGGCCCCCTGACCTACCCCGGAGCCCGAGCCGGCCGGTGTTAGGCTGGCGGGCACGGGCCGCGTCCTCTACTCGGTGGCTGCGCAGGTGGTCGGTGCCGGTCATGGGGGCCTCGGGGCGGATGGGGCGGTAGGCATACTGGCGCATGCCGATCTGCGCGGCGAGCCAGTTGAAGGCCCCCGCGGCGGCGTCGACCTGGTCGTCGTGGGCGACCTTCGGGAAGTTCTCCGCCTCGCTGATGAAGGCCTGATTCCAGGGCCCGCGCACCAGGCGCACCAGGCCCTGACCTGGGCCTGAGCCCTGGGCATAGCTGGACAGAGGCGCGGCCTTGACCTCCTTGCCGGAGGTTTCCGGCTGGATGATGGTCCGGAAGCCGGCGAGCAGCCGGAGGTAGGACTCGGCCTCGGCGACCCCTGCCTGACCCGGGTCGCGGAACAGGCCCACGGCGGTCTCGCGCCCGTCCTCTTCCGCGCGCTGGCGGATGCGTGCCTGAACGGTTCCTGGCCTGCCGCGGAAGCGGTCGATGTGCTCGATGGTCACCAGGCCGCTGGCGGGGTCCAGCGACAGCAGTGCCCCCGCGGTCCAGTCCGGATCCGGATAGGACTCGCTCGGCAGGCTGGCGGCGCGGTCCCACCAGCGGACGCGGATGCGCTTGGCGGGGACCTCGGCGGCCTCGATCAGCGGCAGATCCGAGGCGCGGAAATAGTCCCCTGCCGCCGGGCGGACCAGCCAGTTGCCGTTCTTGAGGCGCTCGGCCTCCACCCGCGGCAGGTTGGACAGGCGCGCCATGTAGCCTGGGTCGGCGGCGAGCCCCAGGGGGTTGTCCTTGTAGCTGGACGGGATGAAGGTGAACGACAGCGGCTCGCTGCCGGGATAGTCCCGCTCCAGGTCGGCCTTGGTCTGCGCCCACACCACGGCGTCGTGGTGGCGGATGAACCAGCGGATGATGCCGGAGCGCTCTGGGATCGCCAGGCCCGTGTCCTGGTCGATCCACCAGGCGATCAGCCCGGCCAGGAAGGAATCCGGATCCGGGTTGCAGGTCGCCCGGATGTAGGGCCGCACCGTCGCCGATGGGTCGCGGTTGCGGCTCAGCAGATAGAAGAACTGCCCCTCGGTGAAGTGGGTCGCCTCGTCCAGGCCGATCAGGGGCAGTTGCGCGCCTTGCCAACTGAACTTGTCCTTCTCGTGCTGGAGGTGGGCGAAGGTGATCTTGGCCCCGCTGGGGAAGCGCCACTGGAGCTTGCCCACCAGGCCCTCGGCACCGAGCAGGGGATAGATCTTGCTCGCGGTGTCCCACAGCCCGCCCTCGCTGGTGATCTGGGGGCTGGTGCGGCGGAAGATGACGGCGCCGAAGTTTGGTTCCGCGGTAAAACGGGCGGCCTCCAGGAGGAGGGCAAAGGTCTTGCCGCCGTAGGCTGCGCCGCCGTAGACCACCACGTCCGCCGGGCTCGCCAGGAAGGCCTCCTGGGGGCCAGGCTGCGGGCGGATGACTTGGATGGCCATGGGCGGGACGGTCCGCGCAGCGGACCCTACAGGGAGCCGGCGCCGCGGCGCTGGTTGTCCGGCAGATAGATCTGCACCCCGGTGGCGATGCGCTCTGCGGTGGCATCGTCCAGCCCCGCCGCCTTGGCCGCCTCGCGGGCCGCCTCCTTGGCGGCGGCCTCCGCCTCCTTGCGCTGCTCGGCGGACCAGCGCCGGCTGTAGACCGCCGCCCGCTGCGCCTGGGTAATGGGCTGGGCCAGTTGCCGCAGCAGCGGGATGCGCTCCTCGATGGGGAGGTCTTGCGCGCCGCGCAACTCCTTTGCGGCCCGCACCAGTTGATCGGTCATCAGACGGCCGGCCAGGTCGTTGAGGCTGGCTTGCTGGTCCGGGTCGCTGTCGACCATGATCCTCGCCAGCTCGGCCATGGCGCGCACCTCGCGCATGGTCTCGTCGTATTCGGCCTTGAGGCCCTGGACCACCTCGCCCACGGCCGTCTTGCCCAGGGTGTAGCCCTCGGCGGCGAGCCACTCTGACAGCCCGCGCAGGTCTCCCCAGCCGCGCGCGGCGGCCTCCTCGTTGAAGCGGCGCTGCACCTCCGGCGGGAAGGTGTCGAACAGGCGCACCGGGGGCATCAGGGCCGCGGCCTCGCGACACCCGGGCAGCGGGCGGCACCGGTGGCGACATCCTCGCCGCGCAGGGTCAGGCGGGCGACGCGGACCTGGTCGCCCAGGGTGGTGACGAGGCCCTGCTCATCAAGCCAGGCGAGCTGGCCGCGCAGCGCATCCGAGCTTAGGCGCTGACCGTGGGCGGCCAGTGCTTCGCGCAACAGGTGCTCGTGGGCCGTGTAGTCGGCGGCGCCGGCCAGGGCCTGGAGAATCAGCAGGCGCCGGTCTTCAGCGACGACGACGCGGTAGTCGGCAGGGGTCATGGGACTACTCCGGGTTGGCCCTGGGGCCATGTTCCAGCATGAACTGGCTGAGCATGTCGACGGTGTGCTCGATGCGCTTGATACCGCCGCGGATCTCCGCCAGCGCCTCCAGGTGCCCGTCCATGCGCTGATGGGCGCGGGCGATGTCGGCCTGGGATGGGCCCAGCGCGACCCGCTGCTCCAGGGCGACGATGCGGGCGGTCTGCACCGCGCACTGGCGCTGGTCAGGGCCTTGGGCACGCAGCGCCTCCAGTCGCTCCAGACAGTCGCGGCACTCGGCCATACCGCGATCGATGTCGCCGCGCAGGGCGCTGATCCGATCCCCATAGGCTTTGTCGCGGCGGGCAAAGTACCCGGCCATGGCGAGCAGGCCGCCGACGGCGCCGGCCACCAGAAACTGCGCCCAGTCTGTCAGCACCTTGGCCCAGGCGGCGTCCATCATTTGGGCCCAGAAATCAGGGGTGCGATCGGTTGCTCGGCGCGGATGCGCCCCCACAAGGCCACGGCGCCGCCAGCCAGGGTAACCGCATCGGTCAGGTAGCCGGTCAGTGCTGGGACATCGATAGCCCAGCCGAAGGCGGCGGCGATCTGCGCGAGGATCACCACCAGCGCCCCGAGGACCCCAGCCGAGGCATACCAGGGCTTGGGGTCTGCGGCCGTGATGGGTAGCGGAGGCAAGGGCTCGGACATGGGGCACCTGTGCAGGCGGGTGGGGATGCCTCTCAGGGTGCCGGCCCTGAGGCCCCCTGGCGAGCAACACGGGTTTCCACCCGCCGCGCCTTGGCCGGCCGCGTCACCTTTTGCCGTGGTGCAGCGC